CAACATCGATACGATCTCCAATGGCATATGCAACGCTACTGTTAGGGGGAATTGTAAGTTTGTTAGCAGACCCATTGCTCATCGTAACTGTCTTAAATGCGTCAGCAAGTACAGATGTGTAAGATGTTCCAGTTTGAGCATTTACTGCACCGGCTATCTTAGCAGGAGTTACAGCATTGTCTTGGATATCAGCTGTCTCAATCGTATCAGCAGGAAGCACTGGAACTTGACTAAATGTAACCACACCATCAGAAGCAATTGCGATAGCATCTGTGTCGCTTGTATGACCAATATTTGTGCCATTTATAATAATGCTATCTACAGTAAGAGTGGTTAATGTACCAAGTGAAGTAATATTTGTTTGAGCCGCACCAGTTACTGTGGCGGCTGTACCACTCGTATTACCAGTTACATCACCAGTTATATTACCTTCAATGTTTGCAACTAAAGTTGCAACTGCATATCCTGTTCCACTTGTGTTAACAGTTGTGGTTGGCTCTGCTTGAAGGTCTTTGAATAACTTAAACTTACCACTATCATTTGCATCTCTAAACAAACCAGCAAATAAGTCTTGAGAACCAGAGGTATCATAAAGGCCATAAAATCCTACATCAAGTGAATCTGATGAGTTGTTACCATTTGCAAGTTTAATAAGTGGGTCTTCTACTGAAAGAGTAGCTGTATTTACCGTTGTTGTGTCACCGTTAACAGTCAAGTCACCAGTAACGGTGACATTTCTGTTAAATGTTGCGTCACCAGCGTTACTGCCATCAAGTGTAAGCATGGTAATGTCAGCACTACCATCAGTTCCTTTGAAAATAATATCACTATCGTTAGCAGCAGCATCAATTGTAATATTACCACTGGATGTTGTTATATTTACAGCATCATCACCAACAGTAATATTATCGGCAGCTAATGAGTCCGTATGATCACCAATGTATGTTTTAATTCTGGATGCAGTAACTTTCCTGTTTGTACCGCCCGCACCATCATCAATGATGAACAAGTCTGCATCAACAATATCAGCATTAATGTCTGTCGCACCATCTATATCCAGATCAGCAACTGCAATAGACCCATCAGGGAATACTGGTGCTTGACTAAATGTTACAATACCGTTAGAAGCGATTGCAATAGCATCGGTATCAGAGGCAGAACCAATATTACCAGCATTAGGAATAACAATGTTACCAGTAATCGTTACATTTCTAAAACCAGAGATATCTTTGTTACTGTCTACAATTACTGCTTTACTTGCAGCCACCGTACCAGCAGTTATACTATCTAACACAGTTAACTCACCAGCAGCAAGAGAAGCACCATCAATAATTAATGTACTACCACCAAGATATAAATTTCTCCATTGCTTTGATGCAGAACCTAAATCAAAAGTATCATCAGCAGCTGGCAACAAATTGTGTGCAATTTTATTTGGATCAAGTCCACCACCACTTCCAGATAATCCACCAATTGTAATTTGTGATTGTCTTACTTGTTTTTGTAGTGTGTTAAACTCTCCTCTTAATGCATCTATCTCATCTACCTGTTCTTTGACCTCTGTCTTATCTTTCATGTCCTCAAGGTTATTAATAACATCAGTAATAAGTTTTTGTGTTGATTCTATTGTTTCTTGTTTTGTGGGTAAAGTTTTATCCTTAACAAGTTTCATTGCCTCTCTCATATCAACTAGTGCGAGCGCAGAAGCTTCTGCCAGTGATGTCTGTGAAACAAGAACAGGAACAGGTTTGGGTTGTTCTTTTATGTCCTGAAGCTCTTCCTCTTCTATCAATTCCTGTTTTGCCTCAACTAGTTGTTGCTGCAAAAGTAAATCTTCCTCAATAGTCCGCTGAAGCTTCAACCACTTATCCTGTTGTACAGATTTTGATTCACGATCAATACCGAATTTATTTTTTAAGATTTTGTTTATTCCTGACATGATTACTCCTCCATATATTTATAAAGAAAAAAAAGGGAGAGCCGAAGCTCTCCCAAGTTTATAGTCAAGTTTATTATTCTTACATAAGGTTTGTAACTTTAACCCGACGATAGTAAGCATTTGTACTTGCTGCGAGTGAGATTGTAGCAGCTGTATTAGCGGCCTCTGCACCAGCACGGGCAAATGGGTTAGCAGCCATACCATAACGGGTCTTGAAACCAATTTTGGGCTGGAAGCTGTTCTCACCAACTGCACGAACCATTTGTAATGGAACATATGGGCAGTAGAATAAACCAGCATCGTAAGGTGAAGTACCTTTATATCCAACAACATAGTACTGACTTGCAGCAACATTAGCTGAATATGGGTCAACATAAACCTTGTAACGACCATTCATCACACCAGCAAATGTGGTGGATGTGTCATCAACATTGAGGTTGTTGTTGAGGGCAGGAGTGTAATCAAGAACACCAGCCATCTGAAGTGCAGAAGCAACATCAGCGGAACAGATGATCATGTTACCTTTGCCACGACGAGTCTGTTGACCAATCGCATTTGCATCACGCTCGATAGCAAACATCAAACCCTTGAACTTTTCAACTGACCAACGACCATTTGAGTCGGTGTCAAGATCAAAGATACCAGCAGTTGTTGTGTTGATTTGAGCGCCAGCAACAGCAGTGTTGTAGATAGAACGAACAACCTCACGGTTGATTTCTGCAAGAATTTCTGTTGAAAGAATGTTTGCAAGTTCTGTCTCGGCATCCAAACCGTGGATTGCCTTGAGGTCTTGAGCAAGTTCCATTGAGTACTCTGCTTTCAAAGCACGGGAAACTGCTGTGACCGTTGACTTATCAATGCTGAATGACATCTCGGCAAAAGCGTTTGTTCCGCTATCACCCAATGCTTCAGATTGTGCTGTTGTCATACCAGTTGCGAATGTGTAAGTTCCAGCTGAAGGGCTGTCGTTAAGAGCAGCAGGGTTGCTTTCACTTGCACCAATGTCGCCTGGTCCAGAAGTTGTACCAGCAGCGTTCTGGTTCGAGAAGTCACCAGAGAAGCCGTTTGCAGCTGCGCCGGTTGTCTCATCAACCAATGCTTCTTCACCATCCATTGAAGCATGGCGGGCCCGCATTGCAAAGATAAGTCCAGTTGGACCTGTCATTGGCTGAACACCACAAACATCATACGCAATGAGGTTTGGCATTGCACGGCGAACTAGTGAGATCAAAATTGGGTCCCAGTTTGATACACCGGAAACATTACCTGTAGGAACGGATTCCGAAAGGAATGCTGCATCTTCTCTTAGAGCAGCTTCTTGGTTTTCGAGGATAACAGTGGTAACAGACCGCTTATAGGCATCTTCAATCTTTGGAAGATCGGGATGTTCTAGGACTGGCGACCACTTTTCTTGTAGATGTTCTGCTTGAAACATTTGTTTCTCCTTTATTTTTATTACATCTATTTATATAATATTAAACTTAGCGCCCGTTAATACGAGTCTCGACACGACCAATAGCAGACATATATTTTTGCATTGTATCACTCGTATCAATGTCCTGTGCGGCGCTTCCGTAATCATCTTCATCATGAATAAAAGTCTCTTCTAGGTTTTCAACTTTTGGAAAATAGCTTTCCTTTAGGGTGTCGAGTTTGGCACGGAAACCATCTTCATCCCCAAAGTCAACATCTTCTACTAGAGAGGCAAACTTCTCAATCTCTGTATCGGTCAAATCAGAAGCAACTTCTGTAATGACCTGTTCCCGAACTAATTCGGAGTTAACTGAATTCATTTTGATATTATTTTCCATAACTGAATTCAACTGCTCTTCTAGTTCAGCAATCTTGTCAGATTGTGCTTCCAGAACGTCATATCTTTCGTCTGGAACGTCAATGTAATGATCTTCAAACAACTGTTTCAAACCAGAAATAAAGTCTTCAGCAATCTCACCTTTAAGTCCACGCTCAATTGCTAACTCGTTTTCTTTCATCCATTCCTCTACAACATAATCGAGGTATTGATCTACTTTTTCTGCAAGTGACTGTTTGTACTCATCAACTTCTTCAGCAATTGCAATTTGTTGTTCTTCTACAATTCGTGTAACTTCTTCACGAGTCTTTGATTTAACAGCCGCCTCAAAGATTGTTGCGGCTTTCTCCATAAATTCTTCTGAAAGGCCTTCACCTTCCACCAAAGCTTCAACATCAGCAGTAATATCAATTTTCTGAATGTGCATCTCTACAACTTCAGAAACTTCATCTTCATCAATTTCTTGAATTTCTTCATGCATACCACTATTCATGGAACCATATGCAGCCATAAGGTCTTTCTTATTCATACCTTCCATTTTCTTATGCATAGCAGCCATGAGGTCTTCTTTAGTTGCATGAGCCATCTCGTCAACCTCATCTTCTTCTTCGTCTTCTTCGTCCTCTTCTTCTTCGTCATCTTTGTGAGCGGCTTCCTTGACTTTTTTAATTTTTTGCATTGGGTCAGGCTTGCCTTCACTTTTTTGTTGTGCATCACCGGAAACTTCAGATGCCTTATCAGCAGCAACATCAGTTGGTGAACTGGCTGCATCGGGTTCAACAACCGCTTTACCGCCATCTTGAATTTCAGCATTACCTACTGTTTTCAGTTTCTTCTTCCCCTCGGCAGGGACAGAACCTTTTTTTGGAGCATCGGCTTCACTAGCTTCTTCAAGTTCCGCTAATACCTCCGCTTCAAGTTCCTCTATTGTTTGGTCTAATTCAGACATAGGAAGTCTCCTTTTGTTAAATAATATTTATAAATTATAATTTCTTGAGGAATTTAGCAAACTCTAATGCTTCCATATTCGCTTGCTTTTGACGTTTTTTAACATCAAATCTCTTTTTCACTTCTGCAACATGTGCCTCAATCAACGAACCGTTATTCCAAACCCACTCTTTTCCTTCCATAACACCTTCTACAAAAGCGTTTGGAGCGGAAGGGTCTGCAACAATATCAGCAGCAGCCGCAAGGTAAAAATCATCTCTCACATACTTGGCACCATTCCTCTCGTCCAAGCTTCCCATGCCTCTAGATGAAACACCTAACTTTGTTCCCTCGTCCATCAAAGTTTTGACGATTTTACCCATAGGTGTTTCTAAAATACGAGCCTCACCAATAACATCACTACCATCTGGTTTCAATGATGTAACTAGGTGAGAGACTCTTTCAAGGTTGACTGTAGGACCGTCTGGATGACCTAACTCACCAAATGCCCTATTCTCGTCAACAAATTTCTTGTTATAGTTAGCAACTTCTTTCATTAACACATCTTTAGGATAGATACGACCATTACGGTTCTTAATATCACCCTGCATAAAGACGCCACGAATTTTGTAGTCTTTTTTACCGTTTTCTTTTTCTTCACAGATGTATTCCA